ACGTTTTCTAACAACTTGTGGGAATGGAAGTTGATTTGGAATAAAACGTCTACCTCCTTCACCACCACCTGCTGAAGGGGCTACATTCATCATCTGATAGGCTTCTTCTAATTCAGAATCAATCATTTCACGTATTACTTTACGTAATTTATCTTCTTTTAATCCAACAGCTCTATCTCTAAGTCTATCTTTAAGAGAATTTCTTAATTTTTCTACACCTCCATTTGATAAAATAGAATCAACTACTATAGGAGTAACTCCCATTTTATACATTTCTGTTTTAAGATCTAATTCATCCATCATATCAACATCTTTTTCAGATATTTCATTAAGTATAGATTCATTTAAATTACCATACCCAGATGAAGCATATTTTCCTTTAGGTTCCTTTGGAGTACCTAAACCAGGGTGTTCTGTAGTGTATCCTAAATCTTTAATACCAAATTGGCCTTCTTTTGTATAATGGATTGGATCTTTTGCTAAATTTTTCAATACAATGTCTTTTATTTGTTGCATTGTTTTATCAACATTTTTAGGATCTTTTAATTCAGCGTAATAACCCGTCATAATTTGGTCAAAAATCAAATTATCAGGATTTTTATCATCTGTTTTATCATATTGTTTTTCAAGATCTTTTTCAACAGGTTTAGATACTTTTTTTACATCAGCCTTTACTTTTTCATCTTCATTTTCTTTTTTTCTAGCTTCAGCTAAAAAAGATTCAAATGCAGTTTCATATGATTCTTTTTTTCTAGGTTCATATCCAGATACAACAGGTAAACCAACTACATTTTCTGAAATAATACTTTTAGTTTTTAAAGAGGCTATAGCTTCTTCAAATGTAGCTGCATTAGGAATGTATTGAGGGAATTGACGTTTAGCATCTGCAAGGAAAACTCCTTTATGTCCTTTGCCTTCTTTAATTAATAAATATTGATCTTGTAAAGTCTTTTTCATTATTTTTCTGTTAAAAGTTCTTTTATTTCTTTAAGGTAATTTAATACCATTTCTATAGGTTGTGTTATATCATATGAACCAGCGTTTCCACTATATAATTCAATTGTTTCATTTTTAGCATTTGAAACTAATGGTGTTATTTCATTCATTAATTTCTCAATTTCATCTAAACCAGCTAAACGTTTCTTTTGAAATTCATTCATTTCATTTAACGTTTCATCTTCCCATAATTGTTTTTTATCAAAAGATTTAGGTTTAATGTTAGGAACTGCTTTGTATCCTAATTTATAATAATAAATATTTTTAGCTCCCTTAGCATTTGTGTTTTTATTAAATGCTTTTGGGGTAGCATAGTTTTCTCCTTGCCCCGCATTAAAAGTAGCACCACCTTGGCCAGTAGCACTTATTTCTTTTAATTTTTTTCTTATTATTTCTTTAATTTTATCCATTTACAGCTTCTAACTCATTGATTAAATCACAATATTGTAACAAATCAACTAAATTATCATCAGTCAACTTAGCATTTTTTGCAGGTGGTTGAATTAAAGATATAATTTCGTTAATTTTTATTTTAGTAACTGGGTTTTTGGTTTTTTTATTTAAAGATTTTAATTCAGTTTTAATTTCGTTTATTTTATCTAGATAAAATTCTTTTAAACGGGAAGTATTATCTACTGAATTTATATATTCTTTTAAAATGATTTTTTGATTAGAACTTAAATCATCATATTTGTCATTAAATTTTTCCATTAATATTTTATAAGCAAGAAATTTAATGTCTTTATCTGAATTTTCTAGTTCATTTATTACTTCATCACGAACAATACTTTCTTTAATTTGAGCAGCTGTCAAATGTTCTAAGATAGTAACTTTATTTATTATAGTTTGTTCGGGGTTGACAGGGGAAGTAGAATGTGTTGTTTCAAGTAAAGTATAAAAAGCAGCATATACTTTATAATTAGGTAATTTATGGTTAAAAAATTTATTTAAATCATAGTGTTTTTGGATTTCACTAATTAAATTATATTTTTGTCTCCTAATTATTCCTCTATTTAATGTTTTAGATGATTCTGTTAATGTAGAAACTACAATATTAGCTTTAGTTTCAGTTAATGAAGTCTTTTTTAATAAAGTTTCATATAACTTATATTCACGGCCTAGTTCAGTTTTAACAAAATATTTTTTAAGTATGTTTTTTGCGGGGGAATCTTTACCATCTAGTGTATCTGCGGTAATTTGACGAACTAAAAGTTCAAAAAGTATCCCAGTGTTTTTATACTTTGAATGTTTTACTTGCATTCTAGTGTTGTTTTATTTATAAATATATAAAAAATTATTACTCTCGTATTTGCGATTCATCTAATAATGAATTTCCTTTAATATCTGATTCAAATATGATTTGTTTCTTTTGATTTTTAATAGTATTAAACATATAAGAATTTTTATTTCGTTTAGTTTTTGTTTCTAAAGCTAATGGAGATCCACCTTTATATTCAGGTTTTATTGAATTTGATTCGTCTCCATCTTTTTTAACTCCTAAGGCTCCTATTCTGTCTTTTCCAAAAGCATTATCTTGAGTATTTTTATCTGTAATCTTTTCTTTTGGTCTTCCAAGAGATTCTTTTTCATCATACCCTTCAGGTACTTCTCCACCTTCATATCTTCCTCTACCATATAACGAAGCTAAATCATGTGGTGTGCCATAAGATTTACCTGTTTCAAGTGGATCATTACCTTCATTTTCAATCTGTGCAATACGGAATTTACGTTTAGCATCTTGAAGAATCAAGTCTCTATATTCATCATATTGATCTTCACTCAAGTGGAATAAGTTTTCATATATCCAATCAGTAGGTAATATTTTATTTTCCATCATTTGATTAGCAAGATCAACTTTTTCTTTCATTAATGCTACTCTTTCTTGGTCATATATTATTGAAGGAGTAGTTAATGAAAGTTCAAAATTTGTTAAATTTTCATCAGTATAACCCTGAGTGTATAAATGAACTAAGGCTATTTTGGTCAATTCAGATACTACAATACGTTGTATACGTTCAATAGTACGAGCAAATCGAATATCTTCAGCAGCCAATGTTGCTTTACCAGTTAAATCCTTTTCGTAACCCATAAACGCTTTTGGAACTTTAAGAGCAGCAAATAGTTTATCTCTTAAATATTCAACGTCTTGAATTCCATCCCATTGTAAACCTGATAAATTATCTATTTTAGTTGCTTGATCATTTCCTCTTACTGGGATGTAAAAATCCTCAAGTAAGTTTTGCATGTTATATTTTAAATTATAATCACCGGTTTGTTGGTCAATATAAGGAGTGCGTTTCATTTTTGATATTGTCTTTTGCATAAAGTTTTCTACTTCAGCAGGTGCAATATTTCCAACATTAACATAAAATATACGTTTTTCAGGTGCTCTAACGATACGATGAATTAACATTGCATCTTCCATCATCGTATATTGTTTAAATAACTTACGAGCAGGCTCTAAATACGATCTACCATAAGGTAAAAAGTTAGTATCAGTCAATAAACGAAAATGAGCCATTTCGTAATTATCAAAATATATTGAATTAGCTTGACCACCAGCATTTGGTACATTATAGTAACCATAGTCTGATGGGGATGAAATACCATCAGGATCAAATCTAAATCTTATTGAGTTTGGGTGATCTTTATCATATCCATCTTGTCTTTCAATATGAAATGCATTGTAAGGTATAACGTTATATACACCAAATTTTTCAGCAATTTCTAATTTTAAAAAGAAATCACCATATTTTAACATATTACGAATCCAAGGCCATAAATTAAATTCTATATTTAATACATCATAAAATAAATTATATAGAATTTTTTGCACATCTTCATCTGATGAACGAATCTGTAATACTTCACCCATATCATTGCGTAGAGTACTTTCATCAGATATTATATCTAAAGCAGATGCTATAATAGCATCTGTATCCATTGAATCATACTCTGAATAAAGTGTAGGGCGCAAGGTTTGGTAGTTAAAACTACTTTGATAACCATAAATTGAAGTATGTGAATTAGTATAAATTCGATTAAATCTATCTACAAGTGCATTAGTTTCATAATCACCTGAGATTTGGATTTTATTTATATCAACTACTTTAAGTCGGTTTCCTCCATCATTTCTAATGATTACGTCTGTTGAGAATAATCGTTTTAGTCTTGAAAATAGTCTAGTATCTGCCATGTTTATTTATATTAACCAAGAAATATCTTCTTGACCGTCCGAGTACGGATTATTTATTTTAAAAGGATTATTATTATATTTGTTGGGTTGGGTATTAGAATAACCTCCTGAATAAGTTGTATTATTGGTGTGAATGCTATTTAGCATACTTTTAGTCATTTCCATACCATTTTGTCTTAGTTTAAATGCAGTTTCTCGTAAAAAAGACATAATTGCAAACGCCATAATTAAATCATCATTATATCCAGGTTGTGCTTCGGGTCTCCCGTTTCTCCATATAAATACTTTCATTTCCTCTATCAGTCTAGCTGATTGAATAGTAACACCTTTATCTCTAACTGCTTCTTGAAATTTACCTATTGAAATAGGTCTAGTAGCAGAAGACATTGTAAATCCAGGTGTCATTTTACTATGGTCCATATATGGGTCAAAATAACTATCAACCGTTAAAGCATTACCTTTAGGTGAATAATACAAATTATGATACCCTCTATCAAGGATAGTTTGAATAGTTGACCAAGCTATACTAGAGTTTTCAGGAGCAAGTAAAGCATTATTATATTCTGTTGCTATTGCTACAAGCAAATGACCAAAATCTTTTGTACCGATTTGTCCTTTATATTCTCCTACTTGAGTATATGTTTCAATATCTAAAATATGAAATGTAGAATAATCAGCTCCATCTCCTCGAGCAACGTCAGCCGTAATTAAGTAATTTCTTGAATAATCAGCTGGTTCCCAAATCCATAAGTTTTGATCAACTCCACGTTTTTCAAGTGGTTCTTTTACATATGTTTTTTCGTAAAACTCAATTTCATCTGCTAAAAATACAGTATCACCTGAAGTGGAAAAATCACAATCACATTCTTGAGCAGCCATTTTAGGCCCTAAATCAGCATCTTGTTGGTCTCTCCATGCTTGATCTCTTTCAGGGTGTACACTCCAAGGTAATCTAATAGGTAAAAAACTATTTTCACTTAATTCAGCAGCAACCCATGTTTTATGAAACCAATTACCTGTACCATAAGGTGTAGATAAGGCAATACAACCTCCACCAGTTGCTAATGTTTGTTGGGCTGAAGCCCATATTTCTCCTATGTTATGGATAAAAGCAGCTTCATCTACTATTAATAAAGAAACGGCTTCTGAACGACCTGCATCACTTGATGCTGCTGTTGCTTTTATCTGGGATCCATTATTGAGGCGTAATGTTAATTTACTATCTTCAACAGGTTTGTCTTTTTCTCTAAGCCAAGAAGGTAAACTATCGTACATAAATCGTACTTTAGTAACCATATTTTTAGCAGTTTCCTGTTTAGTTGCAATACAAAGTACGTTTTTATCTTGATGAAATAACATTAACCACAATGAATAACCTGCTGCTAATGTTGATATACCTAATTGTCTAGATTTTAAAACAATTGAATATGGGTTTTCTTGAAATAAAGTTAAAACACGCTCTTGAAATGGATATAAATTAAATTGAATACGCCCACGCTTTGGATGCTGGATATAACAATATTTTTTCATAAAATATGCTGGGGATGAAGCACATCTAATATATTCTTGTTGTATTGCTTGTTTTAATTCGCTAGCCATATTATTTTACCATAGCAAATGTAAGTAAAGAAATTAAAGTCCCCAAAAATCCTCCACCAATCCATTTAAGACCTGTCCTAAGAGTTTCATTTTCTGTTTTTAATTTTTCAATATCTTTTTCTAAACCCTTATTAAGTACAAATTGTTTTTCTTTAAGATCAGCGTATGTTTTAAGTTGAGTAATATAATTAGTATCTTTTTTAATATATGCTTTTATAGTACTATCTTGTTCAACTATTTTTTCATTAAGTTGAGATACAAGTTTTTTTGTTTTTTCTAATTCAGCTTTTGCTGAGTCTCCTTTAACTAGATCAGTGGCTATTTTTTGAGCAGTTTTAGGGTCAAAGCAAATTTTATTTATATCGCTTTGAGAAAAAATCGTTAAGTTGAGAAGGAGTGTAATTAGCAATATCCCTAATTTTTTTACCATAATATGCACGTATATTTTCTATTTCTTGATTTGTTGTATCTATTTCATTATCTAAAGAATCTATTTTATTTTGATGTTTTAAAATAGATTCATCTAATATTTTTTGTTCTTTTTGTAAACCTGTAATTATTTGGCTTAAACTATCAATTTCTCGTTTTTGTTTATCATATTTTGATAAATCAACGTTAACTGGTTTAAGTAATAACCATAATAAAAATAAAATGATCGCACCTAGTATTAGATGCGATACATTTAAAGTTATTTTTATATCTTTTACCATTATTCTACTCCTCTACCAGCAGCTCTTTTTAAATCATCCATCATTGTTTTTGGAAATTTATACTCGTCTTTGGCTTTTTTCAAATAAGCATCTACTTTAGCTTTATCATCTTTATATTTGTTGATAAATTTTAAACCTAAATTAAATTTATCTTTTTTATCTGAGGGGATATTTGATAATTCCTTTGCTGTTTCATCACCCGCTATATCTTGAGCTGATGGGCCTTCAGTATCTTCAGCATCTGAATAACTTACATCATCAAATCCATCATCACCAGGTGTAAGGGTAGCTGTTTTAGGTTTTTCACTTGAACCTGATGGTCTTCCTCTTTTACCAGTTGAAGGAGCTTTTTCTGGTTTGTTTGGGTCTGCTTTTCTACCACGTTGGCCTTTTTCTGTACCTAATATTTGAGCAGCAGCATCTTTTTCAATTGTATTTGTTGCAATATCATCTTTAAATTTATCACCTGCTTTTTCAGCATCTAACATAACTGTGGTTAATAAATCTTGTAAATTGATATCATGTTCTGCTTTAAGTTCTTTTTTTAATGCAGATACATATCCTTTTAATCTTGCATTTTTACCTTCACCTGAAAATGTTGGGTTTTGTTTAAGTTTATCTATAGTAGCTTTTTCAGCAGCTTTTACAGCAGATAATTCTTTATTTTTACCTTGTTTTTCTAATTGATTTTTTAATTGAATCATACTAGCCATTTCAGCTAACTGTTCAATTTCATTCAATTGAGTTTCTTCACCTGTATTTTCATTTAAAGCATTGGTAATTTCTTCACGTATAATTTCAAGTAAACGGGATTTTTTCATTTTAATATATTTTTAATTATAAATATTATAAAGATAGCGTTTGTTTAACTTTTTGCACTCTTTCCTCAACACTACCTGTTAATTTTATTATTCTTTGATTTCTATGGCTGTATCTAGTTAATAGGTTTTTAATTTCTTCATCAATTTCTTTCCTATATTCAGCATCTATCGTTCTAACACCATTATCTTCAATTTCAACTCCTTTAGGTGAAATATAAAATATATAATCGTATTCTTTTATTAAATGAGAAGCCGCTTGACATATTTCATCTCCTATATAATATGGAATAGATTTAGCTAAACGTGTAAAAGCCATAACATCAATTACAGTTCTATCTGTAATGATATTATCATGGAATAATTCAGAAGCACGTTCAGCTAAAAATACAAATTGACCTTTTATAGTTGAATCAGTATTTAAAGGAATACCTAAATCACGTAAATATTTTGAACGTTCTGTTCTAAATTCATAGTCTTTAAATTCAGGTAGTTCTTTTAAAGCATTAACTAATGTAGTTTTACCTACAGACACTGTTCCACAAAATCCTATTTTCATATCTTATTATAATAAATTTTCTGCTACATAAATTGCTTGAGCTCCTGATACTGTAATACCACGTGCACTTAAAGCATCACCTACAAAATATACGTTAGGATAATCGATCAAACTAAGGTTTTCATAATTTACTTTAACCTCAGGTGATAGATATTTTACCTCTGGTATGTAAATTCCCCAATCATCTCCTAATGTAGGGAATACTTTTTTCATATCTTCAATAAAATCCTCTACATATTTAAAGTAGCCACCCATTATCTCTCTTACTCCATCTAAAAATTCAATTTGGTAAGCTGTTACATTATTGCCTTCAGATGTAGTTGAAGGTATACGAGAAGGACTATAATATAAACCTGTTCCTCCAAACTGTAATTTGTTTACTACGTCACGTGACCATTTGAATGGATCTTCAATACCATTAATTTCCATCAAGATACCAAAGTTAGTCATGTTATTTCTGTATGCTTCGTCTTTCTTAGCATGTCCATTATATGAATGATCTCCATATGTTTCCTCTACAGCAACATAAGCTGCATTATTGTTTGTACAAAATGAACGTAACGAAACACCTTTATCATCAAATTTTCTATATAACTTAAAGTCATATGAAATATCAATTAGTTTTTGGAAGTGTTCTTGTGGTGCTTCAAATCTAACACCAATTTGAACTGATTTAGGTTCATCTGGTAATTCATATTCGTTTGCTAATTGTTGAGCAAAATCAATTCCTGATTTGCCTACAGCAAATATAAGTTTATCATAAACAATCCCTAACCCCCAATTACTACCATCAGCTACAAATACTGTATTACCTTCAAAATCACTAAATAATCGTACCAATTTTTAGCAATTTCAGATAGATAATCTGTTCCTACGTGCCATACAGGAAACAAACGTAAACCAAAATATGGTTTAATAAATTCAGGTTCAGATTCAGGATTTGAACATTGTACTTCCTCTGGTTTAGGGTGGAAACGTTTAAAGTTAGTGATTACCTGATCCATCAATTCCATTGCTTTTTCCTCACCACAATATTTTGATAATTGTCCTCCAATTGCTGTGTGGTAAGTTAATTTACCATCACTCCATCCTCCAGCACCTAAAAAACCTGTCATGACTTCTTCAGGTTTACGATTGTATGGATCTTTACCCATATCAATTAAGGTAATTAATTCTCCAGGATACCCATTATCTACTAATTTAGTTGCAGCATTTACACCTGCTACACCGGCTCCTACTATTACTATTCGTTTATCCATTTTGGTTTATTGTTTAATTTTTTCCAATCTAATTTTTTTACTTTTACTTTATCATTAATATAAAAATTCTTATACGCTTCCACAGTATCTTCTAATTTATATTGATCGGGCATACACTGAGGAGGGTTAACAAATCCGGTATCAGGGATGCTAGGTTCGTTATTTTGTAACCATTCAAGTACATCTTTTGTTTTATGTTTTTTACCATATCGTTTTTCAAATTCATCACAGATTTCTAAACCATGTTGAACTAACCATCTATAATGTTGTATAGATTCTCTTGTCCATTTTGTTGAAGGATGGTTTGTATGTGATTTTCTGTAAGGAGCAGTTGAACCAGTTTCC